GGTCTTTTACAAATGCTAATACAGACCCTTATTTGATAAGTGAAAACATAAGGGTTATAACTGAGTTAGCTCATATAAAACATATTTTAGGTAAAGAGTTTTATGGAGAGTTAAAAAAGCAACATAATGATGGTACTCTCACAACAGATAATGCCACATTTTTTAATAACTACTTACTAGACGCTTTAGCTTGGTTTGTAAGATTTGAGGTAATCAATGAAATACAAATGAATAGTACAAGTGCTGGTGTAGTTACTAATATAGATGAGTTTAGTAATGTCGTTACACCTAACGAACTAAACGCATACAAACAAGATACATACAGAAAGGCTGAGATATTTTTAAGAGATGCTATTGACTTTTTAAATGATGACGACCAAACTGGTAAATATTCTACATACGAATCTAATAAACCTTGTACTGACAACACTTTTAAAAATCATGGTATAATTATGTATGATAGTATATATGAAAATCCTAGAATATATAGGAGTTATGATAGTTGGAAAAACTTTTGTCCTTGTGATGATTGCTAAAATTTAAATTATGCCTTGTATAAAGTGTGAAAACGGAAAATATAAATTTGGAGAAACTGGTAGATGTCAGTACAATTCTTTACAAGAGTGTAACGAAGCTAATGAAGGTTACTACAATGAGGAAACTTATAATGATTATCCACAATCTGCTTCTAATAACGCTAAGAGAGCTATAAAATATAAAGAAGAAAATGGTAGTTCTTGTGGAACTCAGGTGGGGTGGACAAGAGCCCGTCAAATCGCAAACAGAGAAAAACTAACGAGAAGAACTATTGCTAGG